CGCATGTTAATTATTCGTCATCAGCATAGTGCCTTAAATACATTGCTTCAAAGTGCAGGTTCTATTGCTATGAAAGAAGCTCTTGTTATCTTGAATAATAAACTAGCTTCATATGATGCACACTTTGTGGCTAACGTCCATGATGAGTGGCAGATAGAAGTAGTCGAGGAACAAGCAGATTATGTAGGACAGTTAGGTGTTGAAGCTCTAGAAGAAGCAGGAGTTTCTTTAAGTTTAGGATGCCCTCTAACTGGGGAATATAAAGTGGGGAATAACTGGAAGGAGACACACTAATGAATGACATAGTTTTAGATATAAACAAAGCATTAGAAAAGATATCTCTAGGTCAACTTGAAATATCAGAGGAGGCAATAGAACAATTCGGAGAAGATATTAAACAATCTTTAAGGGATTGGTCAGTACC